ATCGATGAACCTGCTGCGCCCTACCATTCGCAAACCGGGATCGGAGATTTGGGCAAGTTGGAACCCTCGCTACGATACGGACGCAATCGACAAGATGCTGCGCGGCGATGAATTACCGACCGGCGCGGTGGTGGTTAATGCGAACTGGCGGGACAATCCCTGGTTCCCCGGCGAGCTGGAACAAGAGCGCCTTGATTGCCAGCGCCAACAGCCTGAGCAATACGACCACATATGGGAAGGCGGCTATGCAACCGTCACTGAAGGGGCATACTTCGCACGACACCTGGCCGAAGCGCGGGAACAGGGGCGAATAGATAGCCTTGCGGTTGATCCGCTGCTGAGCCTGCGCGCCTATTGGGATATTGGCCTGCGCGATGCAACGGCCATTTGGATTGTCCAGCAAAAGGGCGATTCCATCCGCCTTGTCGATTATTACGAAGCCGAGGGGCAAGACCTTGCTGCGCACCTGAACTGGTTGCGCGACAATGGCTATGGCGATGCCGAGTGTGTCTTGCCGCATGATGGCGCGCGGCGCGATGCTGTGCTGGCCATGAAATACGAGGATCATATCCGCGAGGCGGGCTTCTCAGTGCGAACCGTGCCTAATCAGGGGCGAGGGGCCGCAATGAAGCGTGTCGAGGCTGCAAGGCGGCTTTTCGGGCAAATGCGGTTCGATGAAGAACGCTGTTCCAAGGGGCTGAAAGCCTTGGGCTGGTATCACGAAAAGAAAAATGCGGGCGGCTACGGCGTAGGCCCGGACCATGACTGGGCAAGCCACGGTGCGGACGCATTCGGGCTGGTGGCGGTCGATTACAAAGAACCCGTCACGGCGGTGAAACTCAACTTCTCGTCTGGCGGGGGATGGATGGCAGCATGACAGACATTTTACGCGATGCCCTGAAACGCTATCAGCAGGGGATAGATAGCGACCGGGACAATCGCGACCGAGACCTTGACGACCGGGTATTCTATCGCGGCCTGCAATGGGATGAAGCGGACCGAGAGCGTCGGAAAAACCGCCCGACGCTCACGATCAATCGCCTGCCGCAATTCGTGAAACAGGTCACTGGTGAAATGCGCCAGAACAAGCCTGCAATCCGCGTGTTGCCGGTTGACGATCAGACCGACCCGGACCTAGCCGAGGTTTACACCGCCATCATCCGGCACATCGAAAGCCGCTCCGATGCCCACCGGGTTTACTCGAAGTCGGGTGAGCAAGCGACCATCGGCGGCATTGGCTGGTTCCGCATCCTGACCGATTACGCGGATGACAAGAGTTTCGATCAAGAGATATTCATTCGGCATATCCGTGACCCGCTTTCGGTGGTGATGGACCCGGACGCGCAAGACCTGACCTGCGAAGACGCGAATTGGGCGTTCGTGATCGAGGATATGACGCTTGCCGGGTTCGGTGAGAAATACCCCGACGCGCGCACCGATGGCTTCCCGACCGACGATGAAAGCTATTCGGACTGGCGCAGCGATGACACGATCCGCGTTGCCGAATATTGGGTGCGCGAGCCCGTCCAGCGTGAATTGATCCTGCTGAATGAGGGCTCGACCCGCTACGGCGATGAAATAGACGATGCCCTTGCCGAGCAGATGGATGATATGGGGCTGGAAGTAATCGCCACCCGCCCGGTCACCGACTACAAGGTCAAGTGCCACAAGATTACCGCTGTCGAGACGCTGGAATCATTCGATTGGGAGGGTTCGACCATCCCGGTTATCCCCTGCAAGGGCGAAGAGATCGAGCTGAGCGGGACGGTATTCCGCCACGGCCTGATTTACCATGCGCGCGACGGGCAGCGGTCCTACAATTTCGCCCGGTCGGCCATGACCGAGCACATCGCATCGCAGCCGAAGGCTCCGTATCTCGCCACGACCGCGATGGTGCAGAACCACAAGAAGGCATGGCAGGACTTGAACACGGGTAATCCGCCTGTCCTGCTGTATGATGTTGACCCGCAAGCGCCTGGCGGCAGGCCGCAGCGCGAGGCACCGCCGACCTTCGCGAGCGCATGGTATCAAGAGGCCATGATTGCCGATGGCGACATGAAGGCCACGACCGGCATTTATGACGCATCGCTAGGCCAGAAGTCGAACGAGACAAGCGGCGTTGCCATTCGGGCGCGCGACCAGCAGGGCGAGACCGCCAGCTTTGTTTACATGGACAACCTCGAAGCCGCGATTAAGCGGTGCGGCAAAATCCTGCTTGAGATCATCCCCAAGATCTACACCGGGGAGCGCGTTGTTCGCCTCATGGGCGAGGATGATGCAATCGAAGGCTATAACCGCGTCAACACGATGCTGCCCGATGGCACCGTGTTTAACGATATTTCGGCGGGGCAATTCGACCTGTCGGTTACAACCGGCCCGGCCTTTGCTACCAAACGGCAGGAGGCCAGCGAGCGTATGACCGCGCTGTTGCAGGCGGTTCCGGCAATCGGCAACGCTGCGCCCGACCTGCTGGTTAAGTCGTTCGATATGCCATACGGCGAAAAGCTTGCCGACCGGCTTGCGCTTATCATGGTTCCGCCCGGTATTGACCCTGAGATTGACCGCAAGCGCATGGAAGCGCAGCAGGCTATGGCTGAGCAGCAGGGGCCACAGCAGCCCGACCCGGCTCAGCAAATGGCGCAGCAGGCGCAGATGCTCCAGATGGCCGAATTGCAGGCCAAGATTGAGAAACTCAAGGCTGAAGCCGCCAAGATCGGCGCGCAGGTTGACGAGACCCAAAGCGATACAATGCTGAACATGGCGAAAGCCCAGCAAACACAGGTTCAGACCGGACTTGAAGACGACCGCGTGCGCTTGGATGCGATGCGGGCAGGCTTCGACATGGCTGGATAGGCGACGGCCTCTAAACGGCAAAACCTCGTCCATTCGGGCGCTTTTCACAGGAACAACCAATGACAGAAGAAACCGCTGGGGCGGAAACCCTTGCGGCTGCCGATGATGCAGCCCCGGTCGAAAATTCGGAAGCGACCACCGAACAGCAGCAGGACGCTGAAAGCAGCGAAGTTAGCGCGGAGCCTGACACAACTAGCGACGAGGCGGAAACGCCTCCCGGCGATGATGCAGCCGACAAACCCCCGGTAGGGGTGCAGAACCGCATCAATGAACTAACGCGGAAGCGACACGAAGCGGAGCGCAGGGCCGAACGGGCCGAGCAGAAACTGCGTCAGCGACAAGAGGCGGGGTCGAAAGATGACCTTGATTTTGAGGATGAAGTTGCAGAGCGCGCCGTTGCGCTAAGCCAGAAAGATCAGATTGAGAATGACCGCGAAGCCGCTCGCGAACTGGCCGCTGAGGCCTTTAGAGAGCGCGTTTCGGCTGTGTCTGCAAAATATACTGATTTTGAGGCTGTAGCATACGGCGGACACTGGAACCCGACTGCTGTAATGCAGGAGGTCATTCTCGATAGCGACCTAGGCCCGGACCTTGCTTACCATCTCGGCAGCAATCCCGGCGAAGCCGCCCGCATCGCGTCAATGAACCCCGTTCGCCAAGCGACCGAGCTTGGGTTGATACAGGCCAAATTGTCGGCCCCCAAGCCACCCCCAAAAATCCCTGCGGCCCCGGTTAAACCCGTGGGCGGACAAGCGAAGTCGGATGTGAAAGACCCGGCCAAAATGTCCATGTCGGAATATATCGCGGCCCGAAAAGCCGGGAAGGTCTGACGCGCGGGGATTAGCCTTAAGGAACAGGAAAAATGGCTAATACCCTCATTACCCCCAGCGTCATTGCCAAAGAGGCACTGATGCAGCTTGAGAATAACTTGGTGTTTGCAAACCAGGTGCACCGCGAATACCGCAAGGAATTCACGGGCGGGCAGGGCGATACCGTCTCGATCCGCAAGCCGGTCAAGTTCTACACGGCTGATGGCGCGACCCGCGTTAATCAGGACGTTGAAGAAAAGTCCACCAGCATCACCGTCGATCAGCGCAAGCACGTTTCGTGGAAGTTCTCCACGCAGGACCTTACGCTGTCGATCGAGGAATATTCGGAGCGGTATATCAAACCCGCGTCGATTACCCTCGCCAACACGGTCGATCAGTCCCTTGCGGGGCTGTATTCGTCTGTCTGGAACAGCGTCGGCACGCCGGGCACCACGCCTAGCACCTTCGGCAATGTAGCCGATGCCGCGCAGCGTCTGGATGAAATGGCGGTGCTGACCGATGGCCGTTCGATGGTCATGAACCCGGCAGCTCGCTATGCCGTGGCTGGCAACCAGTTGACGCTCGATAGCGTCGGTCAGAAGGGCAAGAGCGCGTATGAGCGTGCAGCGGTTGGCGAGATTGCCAACTTCATGACCTTCTCCAGCCAGAACGTGCGAAGCCACACCACGGGCGTTGCCACCGGCACACCGCTGGTCAATGGCGGTTCGCAGAACGTCACCTACGCCAACGCAAGCGGCGCAAACTCGCAATCTCTCGTGACCGATGGCTGGACCAACTCCACCACCGGAATCCTGAAAGCGGGCGATGTGTTCACCATTGCGGGTGTCTTTGCCGTAAACCCGGTTCCGGGCGAAGGCGCGACCGGCAAGACGGTGATGCCGTATCTCCAGCAGTTCACTGTGCTGGCGGATGCGGACTCGGGTGCGACCACCGGCCCGGCAACGCTGACGATCTCTCCGGCGATCATCACCAGCGGCCCTCACCAGACGGTTGACGCGGCTCC